CATCATTGGTACAAATGCTAAAGACTTCCCTGAGAGACTATCTCTTGGTATGGAGTTTATCAAGAACGCAGTTGATTATTTACCCGAAGCTGGAGAGCTAGCAGTATGGAATGGTCAAGTTGGAGGGGGTGCAGGCCACATAGCTGTAGTACTCGAAAAAGGGCTACAAACCACCTTTCAATCACTAGATCAAAACTGGAGCAAGCCATTATTCATTACGCAGCAAAAACATAGTTATACAAACGTGAGGGGATTCATCAGAAAGTTACAAAGTACTCCGGAGCCTATGCCAGAAACCAATATCGTTGAGTTACTGTCTTATTACAAAGTAAAGAGTACCGATGAGCTTAGAACAATGGTTGATACTCAGTTGGCCTTTTTAGAAGAAGCTCGAAAAAGAAATACTGAGGTAGAGTCTATTAATCGGGATCACGTCACCCATTTAGAAGAATTAGCCACAAAGCTCAACACTACGGCAGACTATCCAGCAATTTTAGCCGAGACTATCCACCTACTAGGTGTTGAAGAACTGAATAAAAAACTCGACAAACAACTTCATGATGAGGAGATTAAGCACGATAAAGAGGTCAATAAGCTCATTGAAGACATATCTGTTTTAAGAGCAGCGGTAGAGAGGCAACAGTCTGAGAATAAGACGCTTTTGACCAGATTGGAGGCCCTCGAGCAGTCAGCCTCACAACAACAAGAAAAACAAGAAACGATTTCTTTATTTAAGAATTTTGTAAATCAGTTAACAAAGCTATTTGAAAGGAAGAAATGAAAAACATATGGGAATCAAAAACTTTCTGGTTGAACATAGTAACCACCTTACTCTTGAGCTTTGAGCTGACACAGGTGGTCGATATTCTCTCAACAGACCAACTGAAGATATTAGGAATCCTTACCGGTGTACTCAATATCATCTTGCGAGTTTACTTAACCGACACGAAAATTAAACAAGGACAAGGGACTCCCTACTGATTGAGCAACACCTCGATATCTTTGAAGCTGGCCGTCCTTCCATGAAACAAGACAATGCCGATCTCTTTCGTCTTGGCGTGTTGGTAGAGGGGGAGTTTAATGAGTTTATCAATGCCTGGTTTACCCTGATTGCCACTCCTACCCAAGAAACCGCACAAGAAGCTGGTCAAGAAGCAGCTGATGTCAGTTTGTATTTAGCACAGTGTATGCGCTCCATCGGATCTACCCTAGAGGGTGAAATGCTCGACAAGATCGCCTACAACACCTCAAGATTCCTCTCCGCAGACTTTCAAGAGAAGCCATACGCACAAGGGAACGCTGAGTCTAAACAGTGGGTTAAGGATGTAGGATGGAAGAAGTCCTACTACATGGAGCCACGAATAGAGTACACAGTTGGAGACACTAAAAACAAAGACTAACCTATGAAACTATACAACGGCGCAACTGTTCTGAATGTGTCCGAAATGCCTCAAGGGAATATCAACGCAGAAAAAGGGCAAATCTACTTGCTACAAGGGGATAGCTATGACTGGTTAAAAAAGATTCCAGAGAACTCAATAGACTCAGTAGTCTGCGACCCACCATACATGATTAACTTCATGTCTAAAGAATTTGATAAGTCAGAGGGTAACCCAGCAGGTGACGTAGAATTTTGGAAGCTAGTCTTAAAGACCATGAAACCTGGCTCACATTTGTTAGCTGCAGGCATAGGAAGAACACATCACAGAATGATGATTGCTATTGAAGACGCTGGTTTTGAAATTCGTGATTGCGTGTACCATGTGTTCGGTTCAGGATTTCCAAAATCTCACAACATAGAAAAAACTTTAATAAAAATGGGCGAAAACGAAAAAGCTAAGGAGTTTGCAGGATTTGGAACGGCTCTAAAGCCAGCGGTGGAAATATGGACTTTAGCACGCAAGCCACTATCTGAAAAGACTGTTGCACTCAATGTAATCAAATGGGGTACTGGTGGGATAAATATAGATGGGTGTAGGGTGGGGACTACAGACAAGCTGCAAGTTTTACATAATGAAACAGGGGAAAAAGATTTAATGGGTAATATGAAAGGAAAAGATGCCAAGGGTAGAAAAATAGAATTTGTAGATAGCGGTCTCGGTCGCTTCCCTGCAAACTTCATCCATGACGGAAGTGATGAGGTGGTAGGGTTGTTTCCTGAGACGAAGACACACAGCATGGGAAACAAACCAACCGCAAAGTCTACTGGTATGTTTGGTGTTGGTATTGTATCAGACAATATGTGGCGAAAAAATGACTCAGGCTCTGCCGCACGCTTCTTCTACTGTGCGAAGGCTTCAAAGAAAGATAGGAATGAGGGGTTGCTAGAAGGCGAAACTTCGACGCATCCTTGTGTAAAACCCACCTCACTCATGCAATACCTAGTAAGACTTGTCACACCAAAAGGGGGAACAGTCCTTGACCCCTTCACAGGAAGCGGTAGCACTGGCAAGGCTTGCGTGCTAGAGGGCTTTGACTTCATAGGAATAGAACTAGACCCAGAATACTGCAAGATAGCAGAGGCACGAATAGAGTATGAAGTTGGAAAGCCATGAACGAAGTACGCAGGAACAGACCCTCTACCTGTGAGTTCACCAATGAGGTAAAGCTTGAAGCCCTCAGGAAAGCAGACTGGTGCTGTGAGGAATGTGGCATTAAAAAGAAAGATGCTGTTGAGGGTCATTTAGAGATTCATCACAAAGTCGGTATTGCCGTTGCACTACTTAATCACCCAGAACTCTCCCACGCCATGATTGCCTCAATAGCCAATGCCGTTGTACTCTGTATTCCTTGTCATCACCGTATGGACAGTGAAGATCCCAAGCACCACGAAGAGTACGCCAAGGAGCTTTGTAGTATGTATGTGAGACACATGCAGCTAGAGTTTGCATTTAAATAGCCAACTGATAAACTAAATACATGGCAGCAACAACTCAATCTGTAACTTCTGTAATTATTACGGCATTAACAGTATCGAACGTATAATATGGCACTAATATTTGAAGGCGGCACTGGAAATGCAAATAGTGGCTATAACAATAGCCAAACATTTTCTCACTCTGTTGGTAGTAATACTAATAGAGTTTTGTTTGTTGCAGTAGTTTGTAAAAATGCTTCAGATATTAGCACTATTACTTATAGTGGTATTTCACTTACAAAAATCGTAGACCAGCCTGTGATTGGCGATGGTACGGTAGGTTTATCTATATGGAAGTTGGTAGCTCCTGCCAGTGGTGCAAATGACGTAGTTTTAAGTTTTGCAAATTATATTCCTTCTTACGCTTTTGCTTTTGATTATTCTGGAGCAGACCAGACTACCCCAAACGAAGCAAATGAGAGTCAGACTGATTACGGTAGTACACCAAGTTTAAGTATTACTACTCTCACAAATGATGCTGTAGTTATTGGTGTAACTGGAACAAGAAACACTAGAACTTTTACTTCGGGGACTAATTATACAGAGAGAATAGATGCTAATGAAACAACCGAGAATAGATCTTTGCACGTACAAACCAAACCGTTTGTTACGGCAGGTGCAACAACTCATGATGTGACTATATCTGCTGCTGATAATTTTTCTCAAATAGCAGTGGCTTTAAGACCAGCAGGTGGTGGGGTTATTCCCAACCGATTAAAGCAATTAAATCAAACAATACACAGGTCAAATTATTACTAATATATGAGACACGGCAGAGCTTTTCCACTATCACCCCTGATTCAACGTAACCGACCAATAGGAATCGGAAGTTTGTTGGTGCAAACATTTAATGAAACTTTGACTGTTGTAGATACCATTGGGAAGCGTCCAAATAAAATACTGAATGAAACTGTTACTTTGGTCGATACAATTTCAAAGTTAGCCTCAAGGAGACTTGCCGAAGTAGTAACAATTGTAGATACACTCTCAAAAAGACCAAGCAGAACTTTGAATGAATCATTTACTATTGTTGATGTGATTAGTAAAACTGTTTCAAGAACTTTAGCAGAAGTCGTTACAATCGTTGATTCTATTGTTACTCAAGCAGGAAAAGTTATTATTTTGAACGAAACTATAACAATAGTAGACATTATTACCAAACAAAACTCTCGCTCCCTAAATGAAAACGTTACAGTTGTTGATAGTATTTCAAAAAGACCAAGCAGAATTTTTAATGAACCTTTTACCATTTTGGATACAATAGGGCGCACAATAAACCGCTCATTTACTGAAATTATCTCTATTCGTGATGGAGCAATACCAGCGGTTAACTTAAATGGGGTTAATTCATATATTAATTGGGGGAATATTTTAACGTCGCAAACGCAAGGTACTTTTATGTTTCGCATGCGGTTATACAGTATGCCTGGTGTAACTTCGGAAATTCCGTTCGGCTACGGAAATACGCGGTGGTTTTTTATAATGGGTGGGGGTACTCCTCTTGCTATGCGGTTTAGTGTCAAGATTAGCGGAGCTGAAAAAACGCTGTCAGCGCTTACACAAATAAAATTACATGTAAATTATACTCTAACTGCAACTTACGACCCAGCAGGTGGCGCAAATAATTTACAATTTCGCATATTCAACGAATACGGCGACCTATTCGCTTCGGGGCAAAACACCCATATAGGAAATATAGACACAACAGCTCAACCACTTAGGGCTGGACACGATCCAAATAGAAACTTTTATCAAGACATGGTGGCTCGTGACTTCAGAATCTACGATAGAATACTTACGCCTACAGAACAACAGGACTTTTCAAAAGGAATAGAGCCAAGTGCCACAAGTTTACTATTACGGGCAAAAGCCAACGAGCAAGTGGGTAGTACGGTGGCCGACGATTCAGGTAATGGGTATACTGGTACGTTGGTAGGTGGCTATTTATGGGTAGACTGGGATCGTGGTTTAGTAGTTGCCCTCACAAGGACGCTAGCAGAAAGTATAACGATTGTAGATACTATTAGGAGAGCTGTCAGTCGCAGTTTGAATGAAGCTGTGACCATTGTAGATACTATTAGAAGGTCTGTTAGTCGAATCTTTGGGGAAAGTGTTACTGTTGTGGACAGAGTGGCTAAAAACCCATCTAGGAACCTCACAGAAAGTTTTACAGTAGTAGATACAATTACTCGTGCAGTCTCAAGAGCATTAAATGAAGTAGTAACAATAACCGATCTACTCATTGCTGCTATTCCTACCCGACTGGGTGTATTCAAAACAACATTAATGCAGAGTAAAACTATCACAGCTCTCAAGCAAAGAGTTGGAAGTGTTATACTAAAACAGAGGAAATAACCATGGCAAGCGAAATAATCCAGATTGAAAACTTCCCAGCTTCAAACATAAAAGAAGTAACAAAAATTACTGCTGACGCTAATGCTGGTCAAGCTATCGTAATTGTGGAGAATACTGACAATATAGCAGTTGATGATTATGTCATTCTTGGGGTTGTGGGTGGAGAATCAGCGCAACTTGCACAAATTGACGTTATTTCTGGGCTATCTATTACTCTTGATGCTAACCTCAGTCTCAAACATTTTGACAATGAACCGTTCACCATCATCAAGGCGAACCAGGCCAAGATTTATCGAGCTACAAATGTTGATGGCACAGTTCCAGCAGACGCCTCTTTTTCTAGTCTAGTTACCACTGTTAGCCTCCAAGCTGACCAACTGTATACCGAAGTAACTGATTCAACTGGTGGTTCAGGTTATTGGTGGAAGTATATTTTTTATAACTCAACAACTGTTAACTCCACAAATCTTTCAGAAGCACTTGGTTTTCGTGGTGCTGGCTATGGTTTATATGCCAATACAGTTGATGTGAGGGCTGAGGCAGGGCTGAATAATAATAAATGGGTATCTGAACAAACTGTTTATGGAAAGCTCGTTAAATCTCAATCAGAGGTCAATGCTTCACTGTTAATTGGTGGGTACACACTCCCACTTTCCTCTCCCTATCCAGAAGTTGTTTCCCATGCAGTTATTCTTTTAGCAGCAGGATATTTGCTGACGATGGATTATGGACCAGAACACAACGGAACAAACAAAGATGGAACGTTAAAGATTAAACAGGCTAGAGATATTCTTGCTAAATTAGAAAGTGGCGACACTCCCCTCATTGATGGGGCTGGTGGCGTATCAGTTACTCAGACCTCAAAAGTTCGTGGCTACCCTGATGAGACAGCAGAGAACGCTACACCTAGTGAGGCTCGAATGTTTTCAATTACGGATAGGTACTAATGTCAAGCGTACTCAAGATAGATATCAAAATTACTGGCGACAAAGAATTGATGGCTTCACTTCGGAGGCTTACCAACGACATGACAGATTTCAAACCAGAACTTCAAACAGTTGGTGATTTTCTCAAAGATTATTACGGGTCATTACTTTTCAAAACTGAGGGTGCAATTTTAGGTTCGAGATGGGTAAACCTCAAGCCGTATTATGAGTTCAAAAAACGCAAAGCGTGGGGCGGAAAAGGTATACTTGAAAGAACCGGTACTCTCAAAAGAAGTTACGAGTACGACGCTGAACCATTGGTTTTGACAGTGGCAAATACAACAGACTATGCAAAATACCACCATTTGGGTGGACCAATTATTCCTCAAAGAAAATTGATTGGCTTTTCTGATACCACCGCAGACAAAGTCATTTCTGTATTTACCAAGGCAGTTCTGGTACGATTAAACAAATCATAATATGCCACAAGAACCGGGACAGAAAAAAACAGTACCGCAAAAATTACTCCAACTATTTGAAGACAAATTTGGGGATACTTTTCATGGCTACTACGAGGGCGATCCCATAATACTTCCTCAGTCAAAAATGCCTTGTTTGATTATTTCTGAACCTGAAACACTCTATGACACAGGCCCAACAGGCATGGATGAGGTTACACATCAAATACTCATTCAGATTGTGTATAACAAGAAAGATGATTTTGGAAAGCCAGATAATGTTGCAACACTTGAAAATACAGTTGATACCATTGCTCAAGGCAGAAGCGAAACGACTGGTTATTTTTTATCCAATTCGTTTATGGGAATACTCAGGGGAAACTTCACACTTGATAATTTAATGGTTGATAACGTTGGATCAGTCCGAAAAGGTGTTGTACCAAGATCGGAAGAACTTTTGACAGTAGAAGCACATATTCAAGTCACATTCAAAGAATTAGTAGCAATTGATGCGAGGACGTAGTAAAGTGAATTGACTTTGAGGAAGATAACTCATACAATTTTAATATGGCAAAACTCATATACAAGAATATTAGCAACACTACCCAAACACTCATTGGAGTTGGTATAATCAATCCAGGACAAGAGGTTGTTGTCACCGAAGAAATAGTAAATACTAACTTTGAAAAGATTGGAACTCATAAAGATACGCCAAATAAAGTAGGAGTTGAAGCAAAACCAGAGTTACCAAAGGTGAAATAATAAAAAATTATGCCAGAGCAACTTGCAAACAAAGGATATTTCGCAATAAAGAAGCAGTCAGCAAAAGCTACTGCGGTTATTCCTAATGTCTATATTCCTCTCTATGATGAGAGTTTTGCGACAGATGTCGCACTTGATGAAGATAATCCAATTATCGGAAACAAAGCTGCTCGTTTTCAAACACTTCTTGGTATGAGAAATCACCAAGGGGAAGCAACCCTTTTGGCTGAACCAAACACAGCCGGATATCTTTTTGATATGTTCTTGACCAAAGGTTCTACTACAGGTTCAGATCCATATACTCACCCATTCACCGCTTCTTTGACAACTGACCCAAATGCCTACACCATTGATATTCAAAAAGGTCGAGTTGTTGAGCGATACTTTGGTTGTGAAATTTCAGAGATTGAACCAGATTTTGACGATAACAAAATGGTACTCAAACCTAAATTTTCAGCGCTTGGTTCATTTATCGCTCGTGAAATTGCCTCAGTTAGTACCGCAACTATTACGCTCAAAACAAATTATGATCCGGCACCAACCACTGGTCTAGTTGCTGGTGACATTATGACTATTTATGATGTTTCAGCTGGAACCTATGAGAACTTGACTGTTAGTTCTTTGACTGCAACAACTATAGTATTTACTGCTTCACCAACTGGTGTTGCAGACGGTGACATCGTTTTCATTAGAGCTGCAACACCAAGTCTTTCACTCAAAACGCCTTTCTTGTGGACACGTACAGAGTTCAGATTTGGCGTAGATATTACTGCAGCGTTATCAGCAGCTCAAACTCGAGTTGAACAGGGTTCAAAATGGACACTCAAACACATGTTTGAATCAGACGAAGGTTCACAGCGTTCAGGTGCATACGACCCAGCTTCCTTGGTTCGAACACAGGTTGATTATGAAGTTGAACTCAAACAATTCTTTGATACTCCAGAGGATATGAATAGATTTTTGACCAATGCTGAAAAAGTAATGATTATTCGTCATTTCTCAGAAACTGGTTATGAACTCAGAATCACCCTCAATTCTGCAAAGTTTCAAGAGCATCCAGTACCAATGAAATCAGGTGAAATTCTGTATGCAGAAGGTAAACTCATTGGACAGTACGACGCAACTGATGCCGCCATGTTTGACGTTAAAGTATTAAATGCAGTTGCAACAATATAATATGATCTGGAACATAGTCGGTATTCTTCTCATTTTGTATATTCTTTCTATGCTATTCTAGTCCTCTTGTGTAGCAGGTTAAAAAGCGTTATACTTTCTTTATGCCAGACCTTTTAGCAAAACGAAAAACAAAAAGAATTGTTCTCTGGACTGAACCCGAAGAAGCGTGGGTTGAGATTTATGAGGATTTAATGACACAAGATGTCATGGATATTTCAAAGCTCACTGACCAATCTACTCAAAACTTTGAAGTCATTGTTAAAATCCTCTCTGACTGGAACTTCACCAAGGGTACTGAAAAAGCACCAATCAATTTAGAGACTGTTGGAATGATCCCAATGAAGTATTGGTTTATAGTTCTTCAAGACGCTACAGCATTCAAAGAGCTTCAAAAAATGTCTGACAAGCTCACAACCACGCAAAAAAAAATCTAATTCTGTACTTTTCAGCAGAACACGATCTCCAAAACGGTAAAAAAGTCTCACTCCCAGAAATGCCTGCAGAACTTGTATCATTGAGGTATAGAGAAATGTTCCACCTCACATGGTGGGAGTTTATGGCAACACCTTGGAATGTTGTCATGCTTGATTTAGCAATTTTGCACGAGCAGTCTAATGTAAATAAATTAAAAAAGAAGTAGACTAGTAGTATGCCAAGTATTTCAGATGCCCAAGTAAAAGCAAAGATCATTATTGAGTCTGATACCAAAGGTGTTGATGACGCTGAAAAAAAGATCGGTGGCTTCTCTCAAAAGACAGTTCAAAACTCTCAATTTATTGCAGCTGGTCTACTTGGTGCTGGTGTTGCTCTGGGTGGTATAGGTATCAAAGCTATTCAAGCGTTCGGTAAAGTTGAACAATCTACAATCGCATTTACGACACTTCTTGGCTCTCAGGCAAAAGCTACTGCTCTTGTAAAACAAATTCAAGAAGATGCTGCTGCCACCCCTTTTGAGTTTCAACCGCTCATCGACATGAATCAAAGATTGATCGGTGCAGGAATGAGTGCTGAGGTTGCTAGAAATACCGTTTTAGGGCTTGGGGATGCTCTATCTGCTACTGGTGCAGGATCGGCTGAAATGGAGCGTATCGGTAACACTATTAGTCAGGTTTATGGAAAAGGAAATGCTAACGCAACAGACTTCAAAGAAATCGTCAATGCCGGTTGGGTTACTGTCAAAAAGGATACTGCTGATGCAATGGGTGTCACAATGGCAGAGTTTGAGAAATTAGTCTCTGCTGGTGAAGTTGATTTTGCTATTTTGCAGGGAGCGCTTGCCAAAGTAACTGGTGAGGGTGGAAAGTTCAATGGAGCAATGGAAGCGCAATCTCAATCAGTCATGGGTTTATGGTCTACCTTGAAAGACACTATGAATATTGCGTTGGCTGATATTGGAAAAGAATTATTCACTACATTTAATATTCCAGAATTACTCAAGGGTGCAACTGATGCAGTCGCAGGGTTTTCTGGATTTTTAACTAATAACTTGATTCCATTCCTCAAGGAAAACTCAGGATTGATTCCAATTATTGCAGGTACAATCATGGCACTTTTAGTTCCAGCAGTTGTTACGCTTGGCGGTGCAATTTTGCTCGCACTTTCACCAGTAACACTCATTATCCTTGGTATTGGTCTTGCTATCGCAGCACTTTATTTAGCTTGGAATAATAACTTTTTAGGGATTCAAGATATTGTTGCAGTAGTATGGGACTTTTTGAAGAATAATGTTTTTGCTCCTATGCAAACTGTTTTTGAGGTTATCAAGGTAGCTCTGATGGTCCTCAAAAATGTGTTTGCTCTTGTTTGGGAATTGGCAATCAAACCAATGTTGGCAGCTTTTGGTAAATGGTTCAATGATACATTCGGTGGAAATATAAAGATTGTGTTTGCTGCAGTTAAATTAGGTTTAGACCTCATGAAAAAGGCGTGGGATTCAATCATGGGCGGGATTCAATCCAAGACTGAGGGTGTTGCAAGCTCGATAATTTCAACAATTAAAAGTATGGTCAATTCAGTTATTGGCTTTTTCAATGGTCTGATTGACGGCGCTAATAAAGTCGGTGCCAAAGTACCAGGCTATACTCAAATGCCAAAAATCTCACCACTTGCCGAAGGTACTAATTATTTCAGGGGTGGAATGGCGCTTGTTGGGGAGCAAGGACCAGAATTATTAAATCTTCCACGAGGCAGTTCTGTTACTCCAAATGATAAACTAGGATCAGTTGGTGGAAAAGAAATCAACGTGATACAGAATATCTACTCAGGAGCAGACATGGACTTTGCTTTTAGAGAAATGGCTTTTGTCTTGAGAACATCATAATATGAAAAACGCATACCTAAACAGCACACAAATACACGATTCAGTTGATACCTCAATTGGATTTTCTATTAAACCGTTTGTGCAGGGTTTGGAAGCGCCTACTATCAGACTTCCCTCATTTGAAAGACCAAACGTTGATGGTGCTTTTGTACCTAATCATTTATATGGTGGCAGACCAATTACACTAGAAGGTAACGTCAGTGGTTCAGGCTCAATGCTTACCTATCGGACAAGACGTAGAACACTTGAAAATCTGGCTTCGATTTATAGGCCAGCTGGGGTGCTTCAACCGGTTGTTTTCAAGTTCAAAACAATGGATGATTTAGAGCTTCAATGCGAAATCTACGTGAGAAAACTCAAGTTCCCAGATGCGCTACTCACCGGCGGAAGTTATGTTTTAGATATGTTTGCGCCAGATATTCGACTTCTTTCTCAAGAACTACACGCTCAACAGGTCAGTATTTTCTCGGGTGGTGGAATGCCAATTGATATGCCTATCGTTATGAGCATGGCAGCTGGTGGACTCACAGAAACGACAATCAATAATGCCGGTGATATTACTTCACAACCACTCATCACTGTTGTTGGTCCTATAGAAGATCCAACCGTATCAAACCAAACAACAGGTGAGTCTCTAGCGGTGGACTATACACTCACGCTTTCAACTGAACGCATTGAAATTGATGTAGAAACCAGAACTGTTTTATATTTTGCCTCAGCAAGTGCAGCAGGCGTAAATATTCGAGATAAATTTTCTGGTACTTGGTGGGAATTACGCTCAGGTAATAACTCAATCAAGCTCGTGGTGGCTGATACAACCGATACAGGATACATGACTATCAATTGGAGAGACTCATATCTAGGTATTTGAGATTAATAAGCGGAGTATTAGTATGGCAGCAGTATTTGAAGTTATCGTTAAAGATCCAAGTTCAGGCAAGTTCTGGGAATTATTACCAAAGAGCTACAATTTTACTGAGAAATTAAACGCCGAGCCTATAGCCACATTTAATTTA